ATGACAACAGAAACCTATACCAAACCAGAGCTGCTTTCACCGGCAGGCTCGTTGAAAAATATGCGTTATGCGTTTGCTTATGGCGCAGATGCTGTTTATGCCGGCCAACCACGTTATAGCTTACGTGTACGTAATAATGAATTTAATCACGCTAATTTAAAAATTGGTATTGATGAAGCGCACGCCTTAGGCAAAAAATTCTATGTAGTGGTTAATATTGCGCCACACAATTCTAAGCTAAAAACCTTTATTAAAGATTTGACTCCTGTTGTGGAGATGAAGCCTGATGCGTTGATTATGTCCGATCCTGGACTAATTATGTTAGTGCGTGAACATTTTCCAGATATGCCGATTCATCTTTCAGTACAGGCGAATGCAGTGAACTGGGCGAGCGTTAAATTCTGGCATCAGATGGGCTTAACTCGCGTGATTCTTTCTCGTGAACTCTCTTTAGATGAAATTGCAGAAATTCGTCGCCAAGTGCCTGATATTGAAATTGAAGTATTTGTGCATGGTGCATTATGTATGGCCTATTCTGGACGTTGTTTGTTATCTGGTTACATTAATAAACGAGATCCGAATCAAGGAACTTGCACCAATGCTTGCCGTTGGGAGTATCAGGTCAAAGAAGGGCAAGAAGATGAAATGGGAAATATTGTTGATCCAAGCGATATGATTCCAATTAAAAATGTGGCGCCAACTTTAGGCGAAGGTGCTACTACTGATAAAGTCTTTTTATTGACAGAAAGCCAACGTCCAGATGAGCAAATGCAAGCATTTGAAGATGAGCATGGCACTTATATTATGAATTCAAAAGACTTGCGTGCAGTGCAACACGTAGAAACTTTAACGAAGATGGGCGTTCATTCTTTGAAAATTGAAGGTAGAACTAAGTCTTTCTATTATTGTGCAAGAACTGCACAAGTCTATCGTAAAGCGATTGATGATGCAGCAGCAGGTAAACCTTTTGATGAAAGTTTATTATCAACTTTAGAGTCGTTGGCACATCGTGGTTATACCGAAGGATTCTTGCGCCGTCATACTCACGACGAATATCAAAATTATGATTATGGTTATTCAATTTCTACTCGCCAACAGTTTGTGGGTGAATTTACCGGCGTACGCAAGAATGGTATGGCAGAAATTGCGGTAAAAAATAAATTCTTACTTGGTGATGAAGTGGAAATGATGACGCCTAAAGGCAATATTGTTTTTACTATTAAAGAGATGGTTAATCGTAAAGGTGAAGCGGTAGAAGCGGCGTTAGGTGATGGCCATTTTGTGTTTGTGCCAGTGCCAGAAGATATTCAATTAGAGTATGCATTATTGATGCGTAATTTGGTTGATGCCGATACTAGAAATCCACATAGTGAGAAAAAAGGTTAAAAAAGTTAAAAAAATATTAAAAATGTTATTGTAATATGACAAAGGGTACAGTATAATCCACCCCGTACCCTAAAATATGACTCCAAATGTTTTCCCCTTTATTTTTCCCGAATAAAGGGGATTTTTTTATTTGTCATTTTCTCTTTTAAAATCAACTTTATACAAAAAATCAATACCATTTTCCCTTTCTTTTATACTGTATATTTATACAGTATTTATAGTATAATATAGCCTGTTTTATGATCCAAAATGATCGCAAATGATGTGTTATTGCACCAAATTTGCACCAAAAAAATTTTTAATTGTTACAGAATTTAACAAATTTAACAGGGAAAAATAGCAACGATTTTAAATTTTGAGTTGTCAAGTCAAGGACAACACTTTATCGAAAAATAAATTCCCGTTTTGGGAATTTTGTTAGTATAATTCAGAGGCTAATGTGATTATTTTAGGAAAAAACAAGTTATATGCTTATGTCAAAAAGCATCCTAATGCAAAATCTTCAATTGAAGACTGGATTGCCATTATGGAAACAGTGCAGTTTAAAAAACCTCAAGATATTAAAGATTGCTTTAGAAGTGTAGATTTTCTCGCTAAGAATCACTGTATATTCAATATCAGTGGAAATAATCACAGATTATTTGTAAAAGTCGTCTATGTCGCTGGTAATATGATCGTCAGATGGATAGGGACTCATTCTGAATATGATAAAGTAGATTTTAATAAACTTATTGATAAAGGGGAAAGTAATGAAACGATTAATTAAAACAGAGCAACAGTATCAAGTTGCAATGGATAGATTACTTGAACTGTCAGATATTGATTTAGTAGAAGGAACTCTAGAATATGAAGAGTTTCTCACACTTTCAGAAATGATAAAAAAATATGAGGATCAGCAATATCCTACGGTGAAAACAACCCCAATCAGAGTTATTAAATTTTATATGGATCAAAATGGGTTAGCTAAAAAGGATATGGTTAAATATTTAGGTTCCCCGTCTAGAGTATCTGAGGTGTTGAATGGGAAAAGAAAACTAACGAAAGAGATGATGATCAAATTGCATAGAGGATTACATATTCCTTATGAACTATTAATTGAAGATGATAACGACAACTATGGTGATATCGTTGAATCAAGTTTTGTTTATTCTGATGTTATAAGATTCAATGCGAGTAAAAATAATCATGTGAAATTTAATGTGAGAGTATGTTAGAAATGGATATGAAATTTATCATTAAAGATATAAAAGTAGCTTCGCTTTCTGTTTCAGGATTTTTTTTAAATGAACAACAAAAGATTGATGATGAAGCTGAATTTATTGTTCATACTTGGCTCCTAGCGCCGCATAATTATGGAATAGATACGCTTTTTACAGCAGAAATAGTTATTGAGATTAAAATGAACACTTTTCAGTTATCACTTCATCATTTTTTTGAGTTGGAATTTGAAGAAAAGTTAGAAAAATCAAAGTGGAATAGTGAAGAACTAAAAAAAGAATTCCTATTGCGATTATACCCGCATACTAGAGCTTTTTTGATGTCATTTCTATCGTTAAGTGGTCAAGGTTCATTTAATTTACCAACTGAAATCAATCTTTAATAGAAATCTTATTTTCTATGAATGAGGTTATAATTTATAAATTGTAAATACATTTTGCCTTTTCATTTCTATACTGGCACATATTGTGGCGATATAAATTTAGACTTTTTTATAACATTACGTTAGATGGTAGGAGCAATACTTGAAAGTAAAATAAAAAACTTTCTTTTCTATATATGTCCTACGGTGTTGCTATAATAACCCCAACTCACCCTTCCACATTTAAAAAGGCAACGATATGAAAAATAAAGATTATATCCCTTCCTCTAATCTACAAACGATTTTACATTCCAAACGAGCTAATCTTTATTATTTAGAACATTGTCGAGTATTGGTAAATGGCGGTAGGGTTGAATATGTGACCGATCAAGGGAAAGAGTCTTTTTATTGGAATATTCCGATTGCTAATACCACCTGTATTTTACTAGGAACAGGAACTTCAATTACTCAAGCGGCAGTGCGTGAACTGGCAAAAGCAGGAGTGATGATTGGTTTTTGTAGCGGTGGTGGTACGCCGTTATTTGCTGGTACAGAAGCAGAGATTGGTTGTGATTTTTTTAGCCCACAGAGTGAATACCGTCCTGTTCAGTATTTACAGCAATGGTGCCAATTTTGGTTTGATGATCAGAAGCGTTTAACTATTGCGAAGAAATTGCAAAATTTGCGCTTACAAACGATTCGCCAATGTTGGCCAAAATTAGATTGGCAAATTGACAACAAGTTGCTAGAACTACTAATTCAGAAGGCAGAACAAGAATTTGAGCAAGCGCCTAATAGTCAAGCGTTACTGACAGCAGAAGGGCGCTTAACAAAAAGCCTTTATTCGTTTGCTAATTTCGCTACATTGAAAGATCCACATTTTAAACGTAGTGAACGAGGGGAATCATCAGATTCTGCAAATCAATTTCTCGATCATGGTAATTATCTTGCTTATGGCTTAGGGGCAACGGCTTGTTGGGTATTAGGATTACCGCATGGATTAGCGGTTTTGCATGGAAAAACTCGACGTGGCGGTTTAGTGTTTGATACTGCAGATATTATTAAAGATGCGTTAATTCTGCCGCAGGCTTTTATCTCTTCATTAAGAGGGGATGAAGAAAATGATTTCCGCCATTACTGTATTGAAAATCTACTGCAGTTTGAAGCATTGGATATTATGATTGAAAGCTTAAAACAGCTAGCTGAACAAGGAGCTTCATTATGAATATCTTGTTAGTTAGCCAATGTATAGAACCACTTAAAATGAGAAATAAAATAAATAGGGATTTGGTTGAAAAATGTTGGAATAAATGGGTAAAGAAACTTAGAAAAATGGGGCTTGGTGAAAAAATCAAGCCCTTTTTGTTTGTAAAGTAGTGGTTTTTCGTAAAGTGAGAAAAAAACTAAGTTAGATTGGAAAAAACCACATAATTTGAGAAACAGAATATAGATTCAAACAATGTTTAAATAGCGTTTAAACCAGAAGATCATGTCCAACGTGAACAACTTGCCCAATAATCTCAACATTTTGATTTTGTGCAAAGCTTACATCAATCGCCGAGTATATTGCTTTATTATCGCTAATCAAACGAATGCCGCCTATTAATCCCTGTATGCGTTTAACCCATAACTGATCGTCTATTCGAATAACGTAAATACTACCATCTCTTGCGTCTTTATTCGATGTATCAACAAGTAAGACATCACCATTATAAATCGAAGGTTCCATGCTATCCCCTGTTGCGCTAATCATAACAAGATCTTTTTTATGTAAACCTTTTCTTGCGATCCATTCCTTTGTGAAAGCTAAATATCTGGTTGGTTTTGCGCTACCTTCAGTAAAAGCGCCATATCCAGCAGAAGCTTTGATTGAAAAATAAGGTATTAATTCAAATGTGCTTATGAAATCAAGCTCTGCCGTGCTGTATGCTTCTAACTTTTGAGTAGTATAACTCATCTCTTTTTTGTCAAATCCAAGAGCGATTTGTGCATCAGCAGGTAAACTTGAATAATGGTATTCAAAAGTTTTTCCTTTTACACCAGCTCTTTGACGCTTCACCCAATTTTCTCTGTCAGCTTTTTTGCTAATCCCTTTGTCCGTTGTTGGAAAATCTTTAATTTGCTTTTCTAACAGTTCAGCAATAGAGAACCACTCTTTAATGTTCCTCATAAAAGCCCTTGTTAGGAACTCAGTTCTTTTCAGTTACTCACAATGTTAAGTTGTATGCGTTAAGTCAAGGAGTAAGGATAACACATTATGAAAAAGAGTAAAAAAGATATGCATCGAGCATTCATCATTGCTTTGATAAAAGAAAGAGGAAAAACATTATCTCAACTCTCTGTTGAAGCGGGTTTGCACCCAAGAACATTAGGAAATGCGTTAGAAAGAAAGTATCCAAAAGGTGAAAAAATCATTGCTGATTTTGTGGGGAGAAAGCCAGAAGATATTTGGCCATCACGCTATTAGATTTTGATTAGGTTTTGTAAGGAACTAAGCATGGAAACGTGGGTTACAACTCAAGATTTGTGTGGTTTAGCTAGCTTGCCACAAACGTTGAGAGGAATTAATAAGAAAGCTCAGCGAGAAAATTGGGTGAAGCGTCAAAGAGCTGGTGTAAAAGGAAAAACTTTTGAGTATGAAATTACGTCATTGCCACAAGAAGTACAGGCTGAATATCTACTCAAGACTTCAGCTAACAAGCCAGCAAAAACTAACACGGAAAAACAAGCTGAGCAAGTTATGAGTGAAAGCGCTTGGAATGTGTTGTCATCTGCCACATTCGCGCAAGAAGCTAAGGCGCAGCGTCGTTTTGATGCTGTACTTAAACTTAAAACTCTACTTGAGTTATCTATGCCATTAATGCAAGCCATTGATCAAGTTGTAGCTAGTTATAGCAAAAGTGAATCAGCTGATGAAGTAATTAGTAAAGGAAGCTTAAAACGCTGGTGGTACAAAGTAAAAAATCACCCGCAAGGAAACTGGTTGCCGCTATTACTAGATCGTGTTGAACGTGATGCTACGCAACGTTACGCAGAAATTGATAGTGAAGCATGGAAAACGTTTTTAAAAGATTACTTACGCAAAAGCAAACCGCAATTTAATGCGTGTTATTACCGCTTAACTTTAGCTGCGGAACAAAACGGATGGAATATTCCTAGTTTGAGTGCGCTTAAACGTAAGTTAAGTCGCGAATTTACTCCTGCGGAACTTGCGTTAGCAAGGGGTGGAGAACATGAATTACGCGATATGATTAAGCCACAAACCAGAACGATTGCGCATCTTGACGCGTTAGAAATTGTTAATGGTGACGGCTATCAACACAATGTATTTGTCGATTGGTACGAAGACGGTAGCCGCCCCATCAGACCGAAAACGTGGTTTTGGCAAGATGTACGCACTCGCCGCATTTTGGCTTGGTGTGTAGATGATAGCGAGAATGGCGATCAAATCCGCCAAGCCACTTTACGCCTCATCAAGCAATACGGCATACCCAAAACAATCTTAATGGATAACACGCGTGCGGCATCAGATTTACAAACATCTAATCAAACCAAACGTGGCAAACACAATAGACAGATCGAAGTGGAAGGAATGTTAGATCGTCTAGGTATTAAAGTGATCCGCACCTTGGTTTTCAAAGGGAGAGGAAACGGTCGAGGAAAACCGATTGAGCGTGCCTTTAGACGTGATGCCTTGCCGGCTTATATAGACAAAGATCAACGCTTAGAGGGCTACTTTACTGGGGATAGTGTGGAAGATAAGCCAGAAAACTATCAATGCAAAAAAGGCGCAAATAAAGCCTTATTTTTGCAGGTGGTCGAAGAAGGTGTGCGCCTTTGGAATAGCAAAAAAGGGCGCCAAACCGAGTTAGGCGAAGGGATTTATAGCGCTGACGACCTCTGGATCAGAGATTACGCCAAAATCGAAGTCGTTAAACCTAGAGAAGAACAGTTACGCCAATTAATGATGCTAGGCGAAAGTACCAAAGTGGATAAACACGGCTGTTTTACGCTTAAAGCGGGTTATCGCCTCAATGGTAAGAAAAACACTTACTACTCACCAGCGTTACAAGGCGGTGCTTATCCATACGTTATCGTACGTTTTGATCCAGATGATCTGCATGGCACTGTTCATGTCTATGACTTAAACGGTGTTTATCTTTGTGATGCACAATGTGAACAACCGGTTGCCTTCGACAGTATGGAAGGTGCAAGACAACAACGCAGACTTGAAACGCAAGAACGCAAGCTGGTGAAAAAACTGCTCGATACACAAGAAAAAGCCTCTGCTGCGGAATATGAACAATATCGCAAACAATTTATTGAAATACCTGATGCAGATGAGGTTAAACCAAGACAGGTTAAACCGTTACCTGCATTTGATGGTAATGCTGCATTAAAAATTGTAGATGATGAGCATTATCAACCGAAAACAACAGTAAAAACAGATTTGAATAAAGGCTTAGATGCACTGGAAGCCTTAATGCAACAACACAAATAAGGAGTAATGAATGAGCTCATTAATCGAACAAATTAAGCACATTATTAATAATGGTGAAATTAGCCAAGCTAGGCTCGCAAAGGAAATAGGTATAACTGGTGGAGCTTTATCTGGTTATCTTAATGGCAAGTATCAAGGTGATATTGAAAAAATTAACGCTGCGCTGGAAAGTTGGCTAGAGCAACGAAATGAACGCCAAAACCGTTTAATGATTGCACCTGATTTTATTGAAACTGAAACAGCGGCGGAGGTGATGAAAGGTATGCGTTATGCTCACCTACTTGGCACGATTACAACGGTTTATGGTGCAAGTGGTGTTGGTAAAACTACGTCAGCACGAGAATATCAGCGCCGTAATCCTAATGTATGGATAGTTACTGCTAGCCCAAGTCGAGCGACATTAAGTGAAACATTGTACGAAATGGCGATTGAATTAGGGATCAGTGACGCACCTAAACGCAAAGGCACATTATCACGATTAATTGTGAAAAAGCTTACTGACACAAAAGGGTTGTTCGTGATTGATGAAGCTGACCATTTACCTTATGACGTTTTAGAAGAAATCAGACTTATACAAGAACAATGTCAAATTGGGTTTGTACTAATTGGTAACGATAAAGTTTACAACAGAATGCGCGGTGGAGCTCATCAATCGCACGAGCTTGCTCGTCTTTGGTCGCGTGTTGCAAAACATAACTCCATTAAACAATGTACAGAAAATGATGTTATTGCCATCGCTGATGCTTGGCAGCTTGATAGTAACAATAAAAAACTGATTCAAATGTTGAATGGCATATGTAAACACGGTGGTGGTTTGCGCATTTTAACGCAAATTCTAAGACTTGCGTGGGTAAGTGCTAAAAGTGAGGGGCAGTTGCTTGATTATGATTGGATTTATCGCGCAAAAATGGAACTTCAGGGCGGTGCACAATGAAAAAATTAATGATGCTTGCTGCTCTGCTACTTGCAGGTTGTCAGCAAGAACCAAAAGAACCTCAGTGTGATCAGCTTTGTTGGCAACAGCAAGCAGATGCAGAGTGGAAAAAAGAACATGGCGAATTTCAAACGCCACTTAGTCCTGAGCATGAACAAGAGATTTATGAGTATCTCAAGAAACACTACCCCGATACTGATTTTAACGACCATGAACTTGAATTAGGAGAATGATATGGCAGCAAAAACAAGATTAAAAAGCGACACTGTACGCTATCAAACACGCGAAGAAGTGGAAATTGCAATTAAAGAGGTGGGTGATCTGCAGCGTGAATTACAGCGTTTAGCTACGCATCAAAATGACGAATTAGCGTCAATCACTGAGCGTTATGCACCAAAAATCGCAGAGCTGCAAGAGCAAATCAAGCCGTTACAAAAAGCCATAGAAATTTGGTGTGAAACAAATCGTGCTGAGTTAACAAATAACGGCAAAACGAAAACAGGTTCGTTTAATACAGGCGAAGTGCAATGGCGTCAACGTCCGCCAAGCGTGTTAATTCGAAAAGCTGATGACGTGTTAGACCGCTTGCGCCAGCTTGGACTTACTCGCTTTATTCGCACGAAAGATGAAGTGAATAAAGAAGCAATGCTAGCTGAAGCAGAATTAGCAGCAACGGTAACAGGTGTCACGATTAAAAAAGGTGTTGAGGATTTTGTAATTGCACCGTTCGAGCAAGGAGTCTGAGATGGCTGCATATATTGTGACTGTTGAGTGTCTGCTTGATGTGCTTGTCGAAGCAGACAGTTTTGATGATGTTGATGTTGTAACAAATAACTACGACTGTGCAACGTTGGATGAAAAACCTAAACAGATTGTTGAAATATATAACGTCACGGTTGCTGAAAAATAAAGCCTATTTAAACGTCTTTTAAAGTGCTTTTAAGAGGCGTTAATAATGTGTTTTACAGAGGAAAAAACAATGAGAAATGAAGATTATTGCAGCTATGCAGAACACGCAGTCGTGCTTGAAAAAGATGGTAAGTACCAAGAAGCTGCATTGTATTGGCAACTGGCGTGGGGTAAAGCTAAGAAAGAAATCAATAAAAACTGGTCTCTTGCAAGAAGTCAATTTTGTAACCGCATGAGCATAAAACCTTTTGAGGGGAATTAAAGATGGAGCTCTACGAAAAACAAAACATTGCAGAAGAAATGAATTCTGTCATTTCTGCATTAGAGCAAGCACTCGAGCACTGGAATGACAATGATGAAAACAGCGCGGTCCAGCTCTTTAATGTCGGTGTGTTAAACGCAAAAAGATTGAGTCGCAGACTCGCTTTTTTGCGACACATTGCGCGTGAAATTGACACAGAAAAGCAAATCAGAGGTGCTGAATGAAGTAGAAAATATTAAATGAAAAATTAAGACATTAAACATTAATTATGAGGAGAAATTTATGAATTACGAAGATTATATCAAGATGACACAATGCGCTGTTTATAGCATCACATTTCCGACCGATAACATTATCGAAAAGCTAGAAAGTGCAGAATTTCCAAAACACATTGAAGGTAAATTTGAGATTGTGAAAAATCTCTTAACTGGCAAAAAAGTCATGCAACTCGAGGATGGCGGTATCTATTTCTCAATTCGTGCTGAATTTAAGCAAATTACTAAGCAGCTAATTGCTTGCAAAATGATTGAGTTTAAAGATATGAGTAAAAAAGTAGCTGAACAGCTTGCTAAAGCTGAATTATATGCTGTGTTACCACCATCTAGCGAACTCTATAATGTTTTTTATAACCCAGCAACGCAAATATTAGTCATTAACAACAAGTCAAAACGCAGTAACTTGGCGTTAAGTTTACTAGTTGAATTGTTTGGTTTAGTTGGTGTGAAGTCTGTTGTGGTCTCAACAGAAAAACTCGGCATTAATACCAAATTTAAACAATACCTTGACAACCATACTCCATTATTCAACTCATTAGGATTTGATTACGAAGCTACGCTACGTCGAGCAACGGATGATGAAACTATTTATCGCACGTGTCGTCATCTTGATACAGACGATGGGCTTAATAACGCCAGACAAGCTATGAATGATGGATTTAGTGTGCAATCGCTAGCAATGCGTTACGAAGATGAATACGGCAGTATTTTACGATTTAAACTTGATGATCGTTTAAACATTAGAAGCATGAAATTTGCTGATTATGCGGAAACGGTACGACTGCTTCGCAGTGATCATGCTGGTAAAGCGATGATATTACAAGATTATATTATACAGCAATATGACATTTTAAACCGCATTATTGCTAATACTGTCCTTGAGTTTACCCAAGATACCAAGTTAGAAGATTTTGTATAAAGCCTATTTAAACGCCTTTTAAACAAAGATTAAGAGGCGTTAATAATGGGTTTTAGGAGAAAAATATGCGTTACACAAAACCTCAACTAATCAAATTAATTCATATTGCTAAACATAAGCTACGTATCGACGAAGATACGTATCGCTTCATTTTGTGCAACGAAACGGGAAAAAATAGCTGTAAAGAAATGACTATCGCTGAGTTGATGAAAGTTTATGATCATTTTGAAAAAACAGGGTTTAAGCGCACTAGTAAGCGTCGCTATTCGCCAACATCATCAACTGCAAAAGTGAAACATAATATTGCGTTAAAAATTAGAGCGACTTGGATTGAGATGTATAAGCAAGGCATAGTGAAAGACGGATCTGAATCTGCGCTGAATCAGTTTGTCCGTAATGTCATTAACCCAATTTTGGTGAAGCAAGGTAAAAATCTCGTGATTTTAAACGTGCAAAGTTTAGATTATCAACTCGGTACAATCGTACTTGAACGTCTTAAAAAGTGGCAAAAGCGTGTACAAAATGAGGTGAAATAATGAAAATTTGTCGTTGCCCTATTTGTCATAGCGATATACACCTAGACCAGTTACTTGAGGATGAGGCTGGGCGTGAATTGTTGTCATTAATTGCAAAATGTCACGCTGAAGTGGCTCGCCCATTGGTTGCTTATATTGCGTTGTTTCGTCCAGAAAAAAGTCAATTATCTAATAGTCGTGCAGTGAAGCTAATTAATGAAGTGTTTGCATTGTATCCGCAGTCACTTTTGCTTGCTCATGCGCTTAGTGAAACGGTGCAATCAGTGCAAAATAAACGCCGTAACGCTAAAAATACTGCACCACTGACTAATCACAATTACTTAAAACAAGTGTATGAGACTAATGCGCCGAAGTTTGTGAGTACGCAGCAAGTAGTGCAAACAACTAGTGAACAGCAAGATAAACATAATAAACAGAAACAAGCTGAAATGGATGCTATTTTAGCGCTAGAACAGATGCATAAGTATGGACAAGAAATTTGGCATTTGCCTAGCTATCCGCAGTGGGTCGCGTGGAAAAATAAGCAAAAGGAGGAATTTGATGGAAAATAAAACAACATTTGAAGATAAAGCACCTGAAATCCTCCTTGATTTGGCCGAACATACACGTGAAATGCTGGTTAAAAAACATCAATTTGATAACGATAAAGCAAAGCAAATTGGTATTGAGCTGGCTCAGTGTATTGCTGAAAGTTGGGGCGGAGAAATTATTTACATCCCAAAAGCATTATTAATTGCACTAAGTGAGCGAGATTTAGCCATTTGGAGAGAGTTTAACGGCAGTAATCACAGAGAACTCTCTCGTAAATACGGCGTGTCAATGCAGTGGGTCTATCAAATTGTTAAACGAGTGCAAAAAGAAGAAGTTGCAAAGCGTCAGTATGATATGTTTAATGAAAAAAACGTATAA